CGAACTTTTCTAGTTTGGTAGGCGGTCCTTCTGGATTGTATGCCAGTAATCCAGCCTCTCTAGCAAGTTCTTTAATTCGTTCGTTCATTTTGTCACCGCCATATTAATTTGAACACATCTAGTGGAAACCGAGCGTCGATCGGGCAAGTTGTTTTGCAAGAACTCACACGATTTTAGGTCAACCAATGGTGGGCTATAAGTAACACTGCCGCTACCATGCGAATCAACGGCAGTTGTAACCAATACCCAAACTGTTGCTACAAATACTGCTGTGTTCATTCTTCAACTCCGAAATGTTCTTTGATCTGTTTTGCACTAAGTTCTCTGGTATCATACTTGGCTACAAAAACTTCATCATATGTTTGTGCCGCAGTAATCATTTCTTTGTTGTCAACCAGTTCAGCACATTCCCTAACAATCAACTCGGCGAACTTTTCTTTATCAAAGATATAACCATCTTCCATTCCCTCCCAGATTGTAGCCTGTTCAGCAAGTTGTTTAATTCGTTCGTTCATCTGGATCTTTCTCATAGCAAGTTAAACATACTGCATCATATCGTGGCCCCATACAATGATAGATAGCACCACGACAATACTTACAAAGTATAAATGCTTGTGTAACTATACTACCTTTTGGTGGCTCATACAAGTGATAAAACCCTTCTTCACGCTCAATATACCCAATTAGTTGTCGTTCAGTCATATAACCTCTACATCAACATATTTGCTATGTGGATAATTCTCATTAAGCCATTCAATCATACCTTCTTCATAGGGAAGAAATACACTATTGAATTTGTTAGTGATATACTTACGCATGATCATTCTTTTGTTAGTTCAGCAACCAACAAAAACTGTTCGTAGGCTTTTCTCACCGCAGGGTTAGTCATTAATTTATCTGCTTCTATCATCATAGCATTCACTCCGGCTTCTGCTAAATCTCTAGCACTACCATGTTGCAAAGCAAATCGTTCAGTACCAAACTCTTTAGATAATTTATTCCAAGCCTTACGCTGACCTTCAGTGATAGGAGTTGATTGCGGTTTAAGTTCACTAGCCATGTGTATAGCACGAGTAATTTCATCCGCGGCTACTCTTCCTGCAGCAATCATAGCAGCATAATTAGGGTCAATATTGTATCTACGACTCTGCCCGCCGGGATAACACATGACCAAATGAGTACCGTGTGAGAAACTGTCAAAGAATTCACTGCTGTATTCAGCAACAGGCACATACTTGCATCCTATTTTTTCATAGTATATCTTTTTCATATCAAGTCCACAAACTATTTCTGGCTTTAATTAAACGAATCAGCATTTCAGTATCTTTTTTTTCGTAGGCTTTTTCAATCTTATCCATAAGTTTATGCGCTTTATCACTGGCTTTTTTATCTTCTGGATCTTTACTGTTTAAACTGGAAAAGAAACTGCCGGGATATTTCACACGCATAGCTTCACAGTGATCACTCCAACCACTTGCATCCATAGGATCTGGACGATTCTGATACACTGTAGTCCACCATATATAAAGTTCTTTGATTTCTTTTGCTGAAATTGCCTGACTGGTTGGCACTGCCTCACCTTTTTTATCTTCGCCTAACCATTCTACATTAGTAAGTGTCATTGCCCAATCAAGATGATCTAGTCCGGCTTGAGGGCAACGCCATGTTCTCCAACGAAACCAACCTGTAGCATAGAATGGAGGATTATATTTAGCACGATCTTCTTTACTACCCCAAGCAATATGGCTCCATGCTGTTTCTATCTCAACAAAATCCACCAACTCATTGAATAAGCAAGGCAAAAAGCGGTTCCCCACATCCTGCCATTGACCCGGCTTAATATCCCGGGGATGAGCGGTAAGACTATTAGTACGAGTAACCCAACGGTTGTTAATGTAGTATTTGATATCATAAAGAGTCCTTATAGGCCATGTTACAAAATCTTGGATATGTCCAAGTGCTTCCTCAGCTAACCAATAGCGAAAATTATGTTTTATTTGAGCCCGAGTTGTCCAGTCATCCCATTCTTCACTAGTACCAGCACCGAGTTTTTTAGTGCCGCGGATCCAATCTGCAAAAGGACTGCAACTCCAGTAGTGTGTATGTTGTGCGATGATCGTTCTCCTTATAATATTCTACTATTATATATCATTTTAGGATATAAAACAAGAAGTTTGGTCAAATTATATAAGTTGATTATCTTCTACGAATGCAATCAATGCATGAGTTTGAAACTTAACCTGTTCTTCAGTCATTTTTAGATTATAAGCATCACTTAGGATATGCAACACTTCATGCCACAATGCAATCTTTTTAGTTTGTTCACTAAATTGATTACCAATCCAAATCTCTTGGTCATTGAATCGTGCAAGACCAATAGTTCCTTGCATTTCTTCTGGTGTCTTATACAAGACAGTGTATGTTAATCCACAAATTTTTAATTTCATTCGTCTTCTCTCAATTGGTTCTTAAACAGTTCTAGTTGTTCAATCAAATTAGTGCAATCTCGTTTAGTCATTGTAAAGGTGGTGTACCCCATAGTGAGAGTAATTTTATTATCAGTAGTTACACCGATACTATACATTTTCTCTGACTCTGCGGAAGGAGGCTCTGTATAGGGAGTGGGAAACGGAACCACATTGCTAGACTTTTTAAAAAAATCAAAAATCATTTTTTAACTCCAAAGTGTTCTGAGATTACATATGCAATAGTATAACCATCACCCGATTCACCAAACCTTTGACTTAAATCTATACATTTTTTGACAATCAATTTGGCGAACTTGTTTCTATACAGACGATTGAATTCTGCCACACCGCCGGTATTAACAGTAGCGAGTTCCATTGCCGCATATTCTTGCGCCTGCTTATCAAATTCAAAAATATGTTTGTTCATTGTATAAATGACTTTTTGAATCTTGGCATTTGCCTGTAATTGCCTGCATATTGTAAACTGTCATTTTTCAAAAAGAGCAACAAACTTTCCAACTTGTCAGCAGGATGACGAACGATTTCTGCATGTTCAGGTGTGTCAAACACTAAGAGATACAAATTATTTGTTCCTTCGTCAACCTGCGGTTTAAAAATATATTCTAAATCTTCTAAAATCATAGTTCTTCTCCATAAAAGTTTTCTCTAATCAAATCACCCTGTGTCTTGCCACCTTCAGCAAGTATCCAATCAACTTGTGCGGCACACTGCCGAACAATCAACTCGGCGAACTTTTCTATATGTTTTTCTACTTTCAGTTCGTGACCTTTATAGTCAACTGGCATATATGCTCCAAGACCAGACCTATCATATAGAGTAAGTAAAAGTCGTTTGTTCATTCTTCAACTCCATATTCTGCATAAAGATCATCTAGTGCCTGGCGCACTTGCTCACGAACAGGCAGGTACTTGAAAGGATGGATGGGCTGATAGGTCCATTCCATGCCGCCCCATACTCTACTGCCGTCTAGCAGTTTGCTCACATCAGCAAGCACCTGGAACCTAGGATCAGCCCACATCTTCTGCACTTGCGGATTCATTCTTCAACTACAAAAATCATTTTAGTACTCCTACGTAAGGTGAATTGAGCCACTTTGCGTATGTCTCTGCGTTATCTGCAATTTTATTCAACTCATATTTTCCGGCAAACTTCATCAAGTGAATACCAACTTGAGGGATAGTAGTTCTACGAACACCTTCACGAATGTTTGTATCTACTGACAGTTTAATATCATCGGGTTGAGCGGTAAGATCAATCAAAGTTTTATTTCTAGCAAATGCATCTTTAACACGAACCTCATTACCCTCATGGTTTGTAAATCTCTGAAGCATAAAATTATTATAAGCAAAACCTTGTTTGTTACGATCCTCGTATGCTTCACGAATACCAACTTTGTTCTTGCTACCAACTTCTCTGGCACCGGGATATGACGCAAAAATATTATCTGTTGAATCTCCTCTAACTATTTTTTTCCATAACAGATATTGAGGATCCTCTAGTAACTTGGGTTCTTTAGTTTTCTTGTCTTTTACTGGACGACCCTTGTCATCAAAATATCCTTCAAGAGTAATCAATTCACCAGTCACACCCGAATATTG